GGCTTGAGTCTGCTGTTAACGGTTTGAAAAAGTGATGGTGGTTTGTTGTGGGTAAACAGTTTTGGTTAGGTTTACTGGAAAGAGCGGCTAAGACTTTTGTTCAAACGTTTGTTGCGGTGTTGGGGGTGACGGCGGGTGTCACGTATACTGCGGAGTCGTTTCGCGGTTTGCCGTGGGAGTCTGCCCTGATAACAGCAACGGTGGCCGCGGTGCTGTCGGTTGCTACATCGTTTGGTAGCCCGTCGTTTGTGGCCGGCAAACCTAAAACCACGGTTGTGGATGCTGGGCTTGTTCCACCCGACGATGGGGGCTTGGTTGAGCCTCACTCGGTTGATGTGTCGGATCCTGGCATGATCGAGCCTGTAGACGATGCTGATCTTGGTGGCTATGTGCCGAAGCGTGCAGCCGAGTCTGAGGTTGGCACGGTAGAGCCGATCGAATGATAAGTGAATGTGTGTGTGCCCCAGCGGTGCTGCCACGATTGTGTGGTGGTTGCCGCTGGGGCACTATTTGTGTGTCTACAGGGGTTTTACAGGTTGTCGTCTAGTATGTCTTCGATCAGCTGGTCCAGGTGGAGGCAGGCGGAGATAGTATCGTTGGCCTGGTCTAGAACGTTCTGGCCGATAACATTTTTGTGGTTGTCGCGGTGGCAGATGAGAGACCGCATGATATCGTCGGCCGCCGATTGTAGTAGTTGGGCCTGGTATGCGATTCCTGCCAGCCAATCTATGGCTTCCTGGCTTGCCCGTGTGTCGTCTGGAATGCCACGGGTGTTGCTGTTATTTGTGGGGTATCCTGCGCTGTCGCAGAACCATAGGATTTCGCTGCACTCGTCTAGCGTGTCCTGGTCGATAGCAAGATCGTCGAGGCTGACTTCTTTGACGGTAAGGTTCACGTTGTCGAGTGAGATTGGTACACGGTACTGGTTTTCGATACCGCCAACAATGTTTTCTAGCTGTTGCATGTTGGTGGGCTGTTGTTGGATGATTCGATGTACTACTGTTTTGAGGGCGGTGTAGGGGATATTGTGTGTGTTGTTCATGGTTTTATCCCATCCCTGTTCTGTCGTCGTTGCCGTCTTGGTAGTATCGACTGTTTGCGTATCCTGTGAGGGTGATGAGTGTTTGGTCTGCCCACTGTTTCACTGTCTGCCGGGTGACTCCGAGTCGTTGGGCGGCCGACGCATAGGTTTGGTCATACCCGTATACTTCACGGAATGCTGCCAACCTGGCTAAGTGTTTCCTCTGTTTGGATGGCTGGCAGGAGAGGGTGTAGTCGTCGATGGCTAGCTGCAAATCGATCATGGTGGCAATGTTGTTGCCGTGGTGTTGTGGCGCGGTTGGTGGGGGTGGCATGCCCGGCTCCACACTGGGTTTCCATGGGCCTCCGTTCCAGATCCATTGTGCTGCTTGGATGATGTCGGCTGTGGTGTAGGTTTGGTTCACTGGTCACCCCCTGAACAGGTTGTCTAAGTCGTCTGGGTTGATGGTGTTTGTGGTGTCGAATCGTCCCACACAGTGGCAATAATCGTACATGAGTTTAATAATGTGTTGGTGGTCGCCTAGGTAGGTGTTTCCGCTGATGCTGTAGGTGGCTGTGCCGTCTTTGCTGATGGTGTATTTGGCGGTGATGGTTTCGGGTGTTTCTGTGTTGGTGATGATGGCGGTGGTGGTGGCGCCTACGGTTTGTAGCACGGTGGTTTGGGTTCCGTCGTCGAGGGTGGTTGTGACCATTGTGGTTTTCCTTAAATGCTTGTTTGGTTGTCGGCGAGATGAATAATATCGGATAAAGGTTTCGGTTGGTCTAGGTGCTGTACTATCTTGTTGGCCAGCCGTTTGGCTACCCTGTAACACATTTTGGTGTAGTGTTTGTTGTCTAGGTTGTGGTATTGTTCACGTACCGCAATATATAGTAGGGAGTCTTGGTACAGGTCGTCTGCACTGATTGCGGGATAGTGTGTGGCTACTTTAGTGCATGCCCGGTTGAGTGTGCGAAGGTGATGGTCTGTGGCCCACACCCACGATGCGGTGGTGGCCAGGTCTGCTTTTGTTGGTCGTCTGCTCATGGCACTATTTCATCTCGCTATCTGGTAGTTGTTTGGTGTTTTATGGTTGATAGTGTAGCACACGAGTCCGGGGTTGCCGGTGGTGCCTGTGCGGTGCCGGTACCAGACGGATTCTCCTTCCATGGATGGGCATTGGATGAAGGTGCGTTGTCCTTGCTCAGAGATTTCTAGGTGGTGCCGGTGCCCGGCCATGAGAATATTTGATGTGGTGCCGTTGTGAAATTCTTGGCCGCGCCACCACTCGTAGTGTTGATTGTTGCGCCATTGGTGCCCGTGGGCGTGAAGTATCCGTGTGCCTGCCACATCAACGGTGGTGGTCATTTCGTCCCTGCTAGGGAAGTGGAAGTGAAGGTTGGGATATTGGTTGTTGAGCTGGTAGGCTTCTGCGATGGCGCGGCAGCAGTCCACATCGAAGGAGTCATCGTAGGTGGTGACGCCTTTACCGAAGCGCACGGCTTCACCGTGGTTGCCGGGGATGGATGTGACTGTCACATTTTGGCAGTGGTCGAATTGGTGGATGAGTTGCATCATGGCCATGCGGGTGAGCCTGATTTGTTCCGTCAAGGGTGTTTGTGTTCGCCAAGCGTTGTTGCCTCCTTGTGACACGTATCCTTCGATCATGTCGCCGAGGAAGGCGATGTGGACTCGTTCGGGTTTTCCGGCTTGCTGCCAGTAGTGTTTGGCGGCGGTGAGGGATCGTAGGTAGTCGTCTGCGAATCGGCTGGTTTCTCCTCCGGGGATGCCTTTGCCGATTTGGAAGTCTCCCGCCCCGATGATGAAGGCTGTCTCGTCACTGCTTTGGGTGTTGGTTTCTGGTGTGGGTGGTGCCCATTCGGCTAGCTTATCAACGAGTTCGTCGACAGGATACGGGTCTGTTGCGGGTTGGTGGTCGATGATTTTTTGTATTGATCGGCCGGTTTCTCCGTTGGGGAGTGTCCATTCGGAGATGCGTGTGCGCCGTACGGTGCCGTTGGCGAGATCATCATTAATTGTGTCGATGGCGTTGTCGTGTTTGGCGAGCTGGGTGAGTAGCCTGTCAATGTTGTCGATCATTGGTTGTCATCTCCTTTCTTGTGGTTGAGTTTGCGGCGGTGGTCTTTAATAACGGTGGCGGAGATTGGGTATCCGGCTTGGGTGAGCTGTTTGGCTAGCCACGAGGCGGGTATAGACTGGTCGGCGAGGACGTCTGCGGCTTTGTTGCCGTAGCGTTGAATAAGGGTTTCAGTTTTGGTTGCCATGATGTCCTATCGGTTGTGTGGTTGGTTGCCATCCTGTGCGGCAGTCGCCGTCGTGTCCTGGTTTGCGTGTGCACCACGTGATAGTTCCGTCTGTGTGGTTGAGTGTTTTGCCGCACATGACGTTTTGTAGATGCTCCGGCAGTGCGCCGTCACCCTGGTTGCTGGTTTGTGTGTCGAAGAGTGTTTTTTGTTTGGTGAAATGCTCGGATACGGTGCCATTATGTACGGGTAGTATCCATGTTTTCCATTGTTGTTGTAGCCGGGTGTTCCAGTGGAATTGTTTGGCCGCGTTTTCGGCTTGTTTTAAGGTTTTGTAGTAGCCGACTAGTATGCGTTGATGCTGCTGGTCGGGCGGGTTGGGGCCTCGCCAGTATTGTGCCGCCACGGCGTAGCGGTTGCTGGTTGTGAAAGCATCCCAGCAGTATTCGATAATGTGTTGCAATACTGTGTCTGGCAGGCTGTCGGGGTTGATGGTGGTGTTTTGGGTGATGATGTCACGGATGGCTTGCCGGTTTCGGGTGGTGGGTTTGAACGAGATGCTCACGATAGTGCCGGCTGGTCGTCTTGCATGAACTGGTTGAAGGTGTTGTTCCCGGCGTGTTGGGCTTGTGTGATGTCCTGGTCGGTCCAGTCTGGGTGTTGCTGTTTCAGATAGTACCAGTGGCACGCATTGTAGGTTTCGTCTTGTAGCCGTGTGAGATGGTTTTCGGTGATGATTTGTTTCCACATTGTCCATGACACGTCGAGCCGGTTGAGGATTTCGAGGGCTGGGATGTTGAACTGGTTCAGGAACAGGATTTCATGGGTGTAGTAGTTTTTCTCGTAGGCATCCCATCCGCTTCGGTGCCTGTTGGGCTGGTTTTTGGGGTAGGCTTCCCGGCAGATTTTGTGCAAATGTTTGGTCATGTCGTCGGGTAGTTTAATGTCGGGGTTGGCGCGGATCATGGATCGCATCCCGTCGTAGGTGGTGCCCCAAGTGTGCATGATGTAGGTGGGGTTTTCTCCGTCGGCCCATTTTTCTGCACAGATGGCGAGGCGTATCCGCCTTCTGGCTGCTTGGCTAATGTTGCGCCGGTTGGGGATTGGGCACGTGTCGAGGGGATCCATGGTGTTTTAGTGTACCTTTCTTGGTTTGGGTTGCTTGTGTGGTTTACTGTAGCACAGTGTCTAGTGCTTGTGTCAACCCTGTTTTTCCGGCCTGAAGGTAGGTGTCTGTGACATCCCCCAGGGTGAGGGGCACATGGGTGGCTTGGGGGAGTGCTGCCTGGAGGGTTTGGGCCATCTGGTCGCCTGCCGGGTCTGGGTCGGACCATATGTAGATGTGGTCGTAGCCTTCGAAGAATTTGGTCCAAAAGTTTTGCCACGAGGTGGCGCCGGGTAGGGCGACGGCTGGCCATCCGCATTGTTCGAGAATCATGGAGTCGAATTCGCCTTCGCAAATGTGCATTTCGGCTGCCGGGTTGGCCATGGCGGCCATGTTGTAGATGGAGCCTGTGTCTCCTGCCGGGGTTAGGTATTTGGGGTGGTTGTGGGTTTTGCAGTCGTGCGGGAGTGAGCAGCGGAAACGCATTTTTCGTATTTCGGCTGGGCCGCCCCAAACGGGGTACATGTATGGGATGGTGATGCACTGGTTGTAGTTTTCGTGGCCTGGGATGGGGTCATTGTCGATGTATCCAAGGTGGTGGTAGCGGGCTGTTTCTTCGCTGATGCCTCTTGCTGAGAGCAGGTCGAGTATGTTTTCGAGGTGGGTTTCGTAGAGGGCCGAGGCTTTCTGGATTCGGCGGCGTTCCGCAATGTTGTATGGGCGTATGCTGTCGTACATTCGGGTTTTCTTCTTCTAATCGTTGTTGTAGCTTGGCGAGTCCGCCTCCGACACCGCATGTGTGGCAGTACCAGACGCCCTTGTCGAGGTTGATGCTCATGGAGGGCTGGTGGTCGTCGTGGAACGGGCAGAGGATGTGTTGCTCGTTTTTGGACGGGTTGTACCGTATCCGGTAGGTGTCGAGGAGGCGGCAGGTGTCAGAGGTGTGGGAGGAGCTCGTTGAGGGTTGATACCACATAGGCTTCGCTCCATGGCTTGTTGCGCTGTTTCATCACTACGAGTCCAATAGTGGACTGGCTTTCTCGGTTTCGGTGTGTTTCGTAGTTGCGTGCCTCCCGGCTGGCTTGTTTCACGAATTGAGCTAGGTGTGGTTGCCCGGCTTTCGCCTCGATAATGTAGGTTTTGTTGCCGGTTGTGAGGATGAGGTCGCCCTCATCCTCTTTACCGTTGAGGTGGAGGCGTTCGATATTGTGTCCGGTGTCGCGTAGCTGGTGCAATAATCGTGTTTCCCATTCGGCTCCGGCCCGCCGGTTGCGTGCCTGCTGTGTCGCCATCATAGTCCTTTGTGTGTTGTGGTCATGTTCCAGGGATGTTTTTCGGCGAGTGGCCCGAAGAATGTGTATTCGGGGTAGGCTCTGAGTCGTTCGTATCGGGTGCCGTCAGGACTGGATTTGCCGGTGCGCTGTTTGAGTACGGCGATGCGTGCCTCTGCCGGGATCGATAGCCCGTTGCCGTTATCCTCGCCACCATACAATGAGACTCCGAGGATGAGTTGTGGTTTTTCGGAGAGGCCGTTTTTGATTTCTCGCCGGGCAGGCGGGTGTTCGATGTCGGTTCCGGTTTTGTCGGTTGCGTGGTGGGTGACGATGATGGTGGAGCCAGTATCCCTGCCCAATGCTGTGATCCATTGCATGGCTTCTTGCTGTGCCTGGTAGTCGGATTCGCAGTCTTGAATGTCCATCAGGTTGTCGATAACAATGAGTGGTGGGAAAGTGTTCCACATTTCCATGTAGGCTTGTAGCTCCATGGTGATGTCGGTCCAGGTGATGGGTGACTGGAATGAGAATGTGATGTGTGCGCCGTGGTGGATGCTGTCTCGATAGTATTCTGGCCCGTAGTCGTCGATGTTTTGTTGTATCTGTGTGGTGGTGTGTTGGGTGTTGAGTGAGATGATTCGTGTGGAGGCCTCCCAGGGTGTCATGTCCCCTGATATGTAGAGGGCGGGCTGGTTGAGCATGGCGGTGATGAACATGGCTAGCCCTGATTTTTGGCTGCCGGAGCGCCCCGCGATCATCACCAAATCCCCTTTGTGGATGTGCATGTCCAGATTGCGGTAGAGGGGTTCTAGTGGTGGTATGCGGGGCAGCTCGGCTGCGGTTTGGGAGGCTCTCTCGAAGGATCGTTGGAGAGAGAGCATCGGGACCTTATCTATCTATCGGTTGGATGTGTATTGGTGGTCAGATGGAGTCGATATCGATGTCAGTAGAGGCTGTGGTGTCGTCTAGCTGGCCATGATCGCGCTTGTCTACGTATGCGGCAACCTTATCGTAGATGGCGTCATCAAGGGGTTTGAGCACGACCGCGTTGAACCCGTTTTTGGTGCGCACGGTGGCGAGTTTGAAGGCCTGCTCCTCGCCAAGGTATGCTTCGAGTTCGCGGATCATGGAGTGTGGGCGGTCGTTGTTGCCGCGTGCTTTCTCAATAATAGCGTTGGGGATGGTTTCTGGGGTGCCGTTGTTGAGATCGTCGAGGGTGTGGAAGATTGTGACATCAGCGTAGATGCGGTCTGCGACCTGTCCACCGTAGCCTTCGGTGTTGTGTTCTACGTCGTGCACTTTGAAGGCGATGGCGGTGGCGTCCTGGTTTCGGGAGGGGTTGAAGAAGGTGCTGTTGCTGTTGTTGCGGTAGTTGGCTAGTGCCATGATTGTGTTATCCTTTACTGTTGTGTCTGTTTTTGTTGTCTTATATTGGTTTATCGGGTGAGGCTGTTTCGTTTGCTGCGGAAAGCCTCGGATACGTCACTGTTGCTGGTGATGGTCTTCTTATACTGTTTTAGAAGGTCTGCTAGCTGTGCCTTGCTTGTTGCATTGTTGATTTTGTTGATGACGATGGTGTTTTCTTTGGATGCGATGTTGTCCACGTAGTTTTTGGCTGCCTGGTTGTATCGGTCTTGGAGGATGATTGATGCGCTTGCTACGAGTGTTGCTAGATCCCAGTCTTTGGACACGTCATCGTTTTTGAGTCCGCCTAGCAGGTCGATGATGGCCTGTTTTGTCTGCTCTGCTGTGTCTCCTCGGATGACCGCCCATGGTGCAGCATAGTCTCCACCATATTTGAGTGTGATAGTGAGTCGATCATTGTCTGTGGTGCGCTCTTCTGTCACTTGTTTTCCTTTTCTTTATTGTCTGTTTGGGGTGGCTGTACGGTGGATTCTACCGGGTATCTGTACGAGTTTTTGCCGTTGACGGCCCAGCAGGCGTCTCGAACGGGGCATCCTTTACAGAGTGTTGTGACGTGTGGGACGAAGATGCCTTGACTTATTCCTTTCATTGCTTGACTGTACATGGATGATACATGCCGGTAGGTGTTGTTGTCAAGGTCATAGAGTTCGGTGGATGTGCCTTGTGTCGGGGACTTGTCGTCGTTGCGGCTGGTGGCTGGCGTCCAAAACATGCCTTTTGTCACATCGTTGCCGTGTTGGTTGAGCATGTACCGGTATGTGTGCAGCTGCATACTGTCGGCGGGTAGACGTCCGGTTTTTAGGTCGAGGATGAAGGTTTCGCCGGTGTCGGTGTCGGTGAAAACGCGGTCGATGTAGCCGACTATTTTTGTGTCATCGTCGAGGATGGTTTCTACCGGGTATTCGATGCCTGGTTTACCGTCCAGGATTGCGGTGATGTATTCTGGGTGGTTGCGCCTCCATGTTTTCCAGCGGTCGACGAAGATAGGGCCATAGATCATCCACCAATGGTAGTCTTTCTTGTGTGGCCCGCCCGACTCACACATGTTTTTGCATATTCTGCCGGAGGGTTTGATTTCTGTGCCTTCGGATTCGGCGAGGGCGACTTGGGTGTCGAAAATGTTTTTGAAGGATGAGAGTTTGTCTGGTAGTGTAGGGTATTCGGCGGGATTGTACAGGTGTAGGTCGTATTGTTCGGTGATGTGGTGTATGGCGCTTCCGGCGATGGTTGCATACCATGTGTGGTGTTGGGAATGGTAGCCGTGGGATAGGCGCCATTTTTCTCCGCATTCGGCCCACTGTGACAGTGATGAATAGGAGATGTGGCCTGGATGGTTGATGGTTTTCGGATATTGTGCTAGAGGCATTACTTGTCGCTTGTATTCCATGGGTTGCGGGTGTCTTGGCCGGTGTGGTGTTGCTGGTAGGCGAGGAGTGCGAGGCAGTGCCATGCTGCGTGTGCCAGGTGTGGCAAATGTGATTCGTGGTCGAGGTTGTTGCCTTGCTGCCAGGATAGTAGATGCCGGTAGAGGGCGTCGACGCTGTGGCTCCACGGGTATCCGCCGGTCCAGTTGTTGTCGCCGTATTTGGTGGCACCGTAGCCTGCGACTTCGCCTAGGGTGTGGAGGGATTCTGGGTCGATGAGGGAGAGGCGACAGAGTTTGAGTTCTTTTTTGGCACCGGTGTCGGGGTTGGTGTACATGCGGGTGGGCTCATCCATGGGGGGGTGTGTGCCTTTCTTGGTTTGGGTTACTGGTTGTTGTCGTGGGCGAGTGCGACGGCCAAAATGATGATGGCGAGGGTTTCTGCGATAAGGATAGGTGTTGTGATCATTTAGTGTCGCGGGGATTGTTGGTGAGGGTTGAGGCGCCTAGCAGGATGGCTAGCGTGCAGACGGCTGTGATGGCGAGGGCTGCCTTGTGGGGGGTGCCGGTTGCGTACATCCATGTGATGATGCCGCCTTGGATCCATGCCAGTGTGGTGAAGAAGGTTTCGTAGCTGTGCAGCTCAATGTTGTTGTTGGGTGTGTTCATGACTGTTCCTCGATTGTGCGGTTAATGGTTTTATAAATGTTGTACAGGTCTGTTTCAATAGATAACAGTTGGTTTATTTGGTGGTCGAGGTTGATGTCTGGGTTGAGGGTGTTGATGCGGGATGCGATGTCGGTAGCTGTGCGTAGTGTGCCGCCGGTGTGGTGAATAATGTGTGCCGTGTCGGCGAGTCCGGTGGTGACAGCGTAGTGGGAGAGGAGAGGCATAGCGGGGATGCTCCTTGACGGGTTACTGTTGCGGGTTGATGTTGAGGTCGGTGACGTGCGGGTGGTCTTCTGTTCCGGTGACGAGGCAGTGGACGGTGACTGGGAGTTTGGATGCGCCGGGCTGTTTCGCGGTTGCGCCGTAGACGATGGAGAAGGTGTCTTTACCGATGGTTTTGTGGAGTTGGAGGTCGATGTCGGGGTTGCCGTTCCAGTTGACACCGTGTGCGGCGGCCTTCTGCTCAGCCTTGTCATTGCAGGCGTGTGCTGCGGTGATCATGGTGAGTCCGGTGGCGGTTTCTTCTCCGCGGGCTTGGGCTTGCTTGTGGGTTTTGGCTTGTTCGGCTTGTAGGGAGCGGGTGGCGGCTGCCTGCCGTGCCGCTTTCTCGGCTTTGCGCTGTTGGGCGGTTTTTGGTGTCCATTCTGTGTGGGCTGTGGTTACCTGTGGTGCGGGTTGTGATGCGAGTGGGGGGTTGTCGTCGGGGGCTGGGAGGAAGGATGCGGCGGCCCCCTGTGGCGCGGCCTGCCCCCCCCCTGGGGCGCCGCCCCCGGGGGCCGGGAGGAAGGATGCGGCGGCGATGATGGCGGCTGTGATGCCTGCGATGGTGTAGCCTTTTTTCTTGTTCATGACTGTTGTCCCCTTTCTGGGGTGTTGTTCGTTGCTGACATGATCAATACTTCCAGTGACTGGACCTCGTGTCAAGACTGCGCTCAAATGTTGTGAGCGATCCTTGTGTGGCTAGGGGTTTATCGGGCACACAGGGTGAGTAGATGGCCTACGTTGATGCGGCTCACATTCCAGTAGAGTTGTGTGGCTTCACCGCCGGTGAGTGGCTTCCACTCGTTGTGGCTGAACACGGTGCCATCGGATGCGATGAATGTGTCGGGGCGTAGCTTGTGGAGTTCGGTTTCCACGCTCTGCCGGTAGGCTTCGGCGAGGCCCTCAAAATCCATGTGGTCGCAGGAGAGGTTTTCGAGGCGTGTCAGGTCGAAGGATGTGGGGCAGTCGTAGCTGGCGGGGGTGTAGAGCTGGGTGAAGTGGTCGGCGATCTTCTGCATGATGCTGTCCTTTTCGTTGCTGATAACGTTGTTGAGGGTTTATCGGGTGGATGCTTTGAGGATGGCGTCTACATCGATCATGTCGATGAGATCATGGAGTTCCTCGGCCTCATTCTCGGAGAGGTGGCGCCAGTTGGGTGGCCCGTATAGGGCGCCGTCGAGGGTGACCGTCCACAGAGGCCGGATGAGTCGTACGGCTTCTTGTACTTTAGCGTGGTACATGCGGCGCACCATATCCAGATCGATGTCGTCTGAATGGTCTCCGGTGAGGCAGTGGAGGCTGAGTGGGTCGATTTCTGTCTGCCCGTAGAGGGATGTGAAGGATGGGGTGATGAGTGTGCCATCCATGGGTGATGTTCCTTTCTGGATTGTCTGGGTGGGTTGTTGTGGTTTTTATGGTGTGAGGGTTGTGATCCATAGTCAAGGCTGCGATCAATCCGATTGAGCGTTTCATGCTGGAGTGTCAGGTGTGACAGATGTCACTGAAGCCTTTATTGTCTCTCTCGGCGTCTCAAATCTTCTGGGGGGTAGGATTATGCAGGGTTGGCCCTGCTGATCGATTCTAGGGGCCTTCTAGGGCGTTTCAGGGGTATGTCTGGGTGATAGCAGGTTCGGTAGATCTACCTTGGCTTTCATGACGGGGGTCAAGGTGCCAGATCTGGGCATGGATTCCATGCCCCTCATGCTGTGTGCGATAGGCTACACTCCCCTGGCTTGGTGTGCACTCTCGAGGCCACTCTGCCGATCTGGCGTGGAGGGTGTAGCCCAGAAATGCCGTTTAAAGCTTCATTGGTACGCCTAGGAGCGCCTTACGGGGTGGGGGCTAGGTATTTGTACCCCCAGCATATTCTGATCGATTCTAGACGCCTCCAGGAGAACGATACGCGATCCGCTATCCAGACGCCGACCACCAGCCCCTATCCCGGTTAGCTAAGCCTCAACTATGTGGACAGTGTTGGATGCTATAGGGGAAGTAGGACACGGTAAAAGAAAGAGGGGGAATCAGCCTTAGGGTCTTAGGTACTTCAGTTCACATTAGGGACTTAGCACCGAGCCCTTGAGGGGCTCGGCATCAGCACGAGCAGGATCAGCTCATCAGGCACAGCCTAAGATGGTGTACGCCATCAGGGAAGGCTTGAGAGTACGAGGAGCCTTGGCGACGAGTACTCGAAAGCCTGAGGGAAGACCATTAGCGCTGATGGGCCTAGCGCGTTCGGAAAGAACACAGGAGTACAGTGTGACAGCTGTTCGGGAGTGAAACCCGTTCTGGCTAGGGGTTTCAGTCTTAACCACCTGTAAAGGTTACAAGACTCTAAGAAAATTTAAGGAACTTCTTAGGAAGAAAGTTGTGTTGTTATCCCACAAAAAACACCTAAAATAGTCCTCAAACCCGCTTATAGAGCCAAATCCGCCAGTTTGACTCATCCCAGGTGGCGTATGCTAGGCTGGACAGGTAGCCAGCTGGACGCAAGGCCGAAATCCGCTGACGCGGCTTTCATCCTTACCTCCATCAGTCTACCAAACACTTTAAAGCTTCAAGGCTTAGCGCTAAGGTGCTGATAGCCTAGCACCGAGCCCCTCAAGGGCTCGGCATCAGCCTTAAAGACTTAAAGTACATATAAAACTTTAAAAGCTTAAACACTTTAAGTAACTATAAAGTTTTAAGAGCTTAGCACTTAAAGATATAAATAAACATTAAAGCTTTAGAGTCTTAAAGTAAATATATAACCTTAAGACTTAAACAGCTAAGTTAAGTATAAGACCTTAAAAGCTAACACCTTAAGAT